CCGCCCGCCGGGGCAGCCGCCACCGGGGGTTAGTTGCAGGTACTCACCACCGACACCACGCATAAAAATTCAAAAATAGTTATCCACAGGGTTGAAGTTCAACCGTTATCCACAGGTCACTTCTGATTCTCACCCCACCATGAGACGTTGCAAAAAAATAAAAAAAATGATACAACCCGACAATGACTGAGACTATGCCGCTACCGAATTGGTTAGACCCTGCTATTCCGGCCTACCCGACAACCAAAGACCAGCGTGATTTGCAACGACTGGTGCATGAGACTGTTTTCGAGTCTTTCCTTGACCACATTATCGAGGGCCGCTCTGGTACGCATTTCATTCGCACTGATCCACGTAACCTGTCCTATGGTCGATTCATGATGTGGGTCAGGAACAACCCTGACCGCAACAAGAGGTACGAGGAAGCGAGGGAGATTGGTACGGAAGCTGTATTGGAAGACATGAAGGCGATTGCCGATGCTGAGGATTCGACCGAAGATGTCCAACGCTCCACGCTGCGGGTGAATGTCAGGAAGATTGAGATTCAGTCATGGAACAGAAAACGTTATGGAGAGAGGGCGCAAGTGGAGCAGAACGTGACCATTGACCTCCGTGGTGCGATTGAGGAAGGTACGCGCAGGGCGTTGCAGGGGAAACACGTGCCGCTAACGATTGTTCAGAATGAGTAAGTCCATCCCTACGCTGAACGAGACTGAACTCATACAAACTTTGACGCAGTATAAGTATGACCCGGAGGGGTTCGCGCTGTTCGCGTTCCCTTGGGGTCAGAAGAACACACCACTGGCGAGCCTGGACGGGCCGAGGACATGGCAGCGTGACCAGTTCAGGCGGGTGTCCGACCACTTGATGCTGGACATCGAGAAGATGCGGATTGGGTTGTCTCCGTCACCGTTGTACCTGGCCATCTCATCGGGACGGGGGATTGGTAAGAGCGCGCTGCTGGCGATGCTCAACATGTGGATGGCGAGTTGTTGGGTGGGGGCGACGGGGATCGTCACGGCGAACACAGAGACTCAGTTACGGAGCAGAACAATGGCTGAGTTGGGTAAGTGGCACACCATGTCGATTAACCGCCACTGGTTCGACAAGTCGAGCATGAGCCTCAGACCGCACAAGTGGTTCGCTGAGTTGATCGAGACTCAGTTGTCGATGGACACCCAGTATTACTACGTCGACGCCCAGAGTTGGAGCGCGGAGAACCCCGATGCGTTTGCAGGGGCGCACAGTCAGATCGGCATGATGGTGAGTTTTGACGAGGCCAGCGGCATCGACGACCCGATCTGGAACGTGACAGAGGGGTTTTTCACTGACCTTGCACCACTTAGATTATGGGTGAATATCTCCAATCCACGACGAAACACTGGTCGATTCTTTGACTGTTTCCACAAGGACAGCGAGTATTGGGAGACATCGAGTATCGACAGCCGCACGGTGGAGGGTGTCGATAAGGGGGTGTATGACCGCATTGCGGGTAAATATGGTGAAGACCACGATGTGACCCGCGTGGAGGTCATGGGCAAGTTCCCCAGGGTGGGCAGTAACCAGTTCATAAGCCGCGAGGTGGTGGCTGATGCGATAGCGCGTGAGTTGGTGCAGGACGAGAGCGAGACTCCGCTGCTGATGGGGGTGGACGTGGCGCGGTTCGGTGACGACGAGAGCGTGATACGGTTCAGGTGTGGGCGGGACGCTCGGTCGTTTGACCCGATACGGTTCAAGGGTATGGACACCATGATGCTGTCTAACCACGTCGCTGACCTGATCGAGAAGATGCACCCCGATGCTGTGTTCGTGGACGGTGGCGGGGTGGGGGGTGGGGTGGTGGATAGGTTGAAGCAGCTAGGCTATCGTGTTCATGAGGTACAGAGTGGTGAGCGGTCTAACACCCCCGACAAGCACATGAACAAGCGCGTGGAGATGTGGGATACCATGCGCGAGTGGCTGAGAACCGGGGCTATTGCCGACGACGAGGACTTGGTGAGTGACTTGTTGGGGCCGGAGTATGAGATTGCCTTGAAGGGTCAGTTGAAACTTGAGAGCAAGGAAAGTATGAAGAAGCGGGGGATTGGGAGTCCTGACGATGCTGATGCCCTTGCGTTGACTTTCGCTTTTCCTGTATCCTATAAGAGCGGGAGCAGTCGCAAGTCGCTCCGCAAGTCGTCGTTGAGGTCGTTTGGAGCGCCGTCTGCCGGCGCGTGGATGAACTGAGGAGAAGATCATGGGTTGTAAAGGCAAGGGCAAGCGCCCACCGAAGAAATGAGGCAGAACATGGCTACTCCAGTTACAGATGAAGCGTCCGAAGATAAGGTCGATCCGCTCCATGAGATGCGGGAACGCTTCAAACTCGCAGAGGAGTATTGGAGCGATGACCGAGAAAATGCCCTGGACGACATCAAGTTCCGTGGGGGTGAGCAGTGGCCCACCGATGTCAAAGAACAGCGCACCAAGGACAAACGCCCCTGTCTGACCGTTGATAAGCTGAACCAATACATCCGGCAAATTGTCAACGATGGCCGGCAGAACCGTCCCGCCATCAAGGTATCCCCTGTCGATGGCGGCGCAGACGTAGCCACAGCCGAGATACTCGCCGGCATCGTCAAGCACATTGAGAGCCGCAGCAACGCCGATGCTGCCTACGACACGGCACTGGATTCCAGTGCTACAGGTGGATTCGGATACTTCACAGTCGGCACTGAGTACGTGGGCGACGAGACATTCGACCAAGAGATTCAGATCAGGCGGGTGCGTAACCCGATGTCGGTGATTATCGACCCTGACAGCGTTGAAGCTGACGGCAGCGACATGAAGTTCGCGTTCATCCTCGAAGACATGGACGAGGACGTATTCGAGAAGAAGTACCCCAACAAGACCCCCGCCAATTGGGAGGCTCTCGACTGTGCCGATTGGTACGGTGAGAAAGTTCGTGTAGCGCGGTACTGGTGCATCAAGGAGGAAGACCGCACCTTGTACCAGATGGTCGATAATACGGTCATCAGTAAGGCTCGATATGAAGAACTAAAGGATGCGGGCATCGAGATTGACTCGATGGTCAAGCAGACCAGGAACATCCCCGTCAGGAAGGTGTTTCATTCGTTGGTGTCGGGTAAGGAGTACCTTGAGGAACCCGTCGAGTGGGTAGGCAAGTACATCCCCATCTGCGTGGTGTGGGGCAACGAGATCGACATTGAGGGTAAGGTGTCCCACTCAGGCATCGTTCGCCCTGCCAAGGACGCTCAGAGGCTCTACAACTACTCCCGGTCAGCGTTTGCAGAGAGGGTAGCACTCACTCCGAAAGCACCGTGGTTGGCCGCTGAAGGTCAGGTTGAAGATTATGAGGACGAGTGGAACACGGCTAACACCGTGAATCACTCGGTGCTGCGTTACAAGCCGACAGCATTGAACGGGCAACCCGTCCCTCCCCCGAGTCGCATCAGCCCATCTGATGTGCCTGCGGGGTTCCAGCAAGACATGCAGATCAGTGAGCATGACATCCAGGGCGCTATCGGCATGTACGCGGCCAGCCTGGGTGCGCCGAGCAACGAGCGGTCTGGCAAGGCGATCATGGCCCGTCAGCGCGAGGGTGACACTGGCACGTTCCATTACCACGACAACCTGAACCGCGCCATACGTCACTGCGGGCGGATCATTGTTGATCTGATCCCGAAGATATACGACAGCAACCGTGTCGTGCGAATCATGGGCTACGACGGCTCGACTTCCGAGGCATCTATCAACCCGACCATCCCGACTGCCAGCCAGAAACAGGGGATGCAGATGATGTACAACCTTGGTGTCGGTACTTACGATGTCACGGTCACATCTGGCCCGAGTTACAACACGCTGCGTCAGGAGGCCAACGAGAGCATGGACATGGCGATTCAGGCCAATCCTGACCTGATGTCGATCATTGGCGACTTGGTGTTCAAGCACAAGGATTGGCCGGGAGCCGACGAGATTAGCAAGCGTCTGCATCTGGCTCTGCCGCCAGCGATCCTCGAAGCGGAACAGAAGGCATCGCAGGACAAGATGTCTCCCGAGTTGCAGCAGGCAACTCAACAGTTCGACATGGCGATTCAACAAAAAGATGAGTCGATCAACGCAGCGGCTGACGAGATTGAACGTCTGCGTCAGGAGAATGAAGCACTGAAGGCACAGTCGGAACTGAAGGCTGCTGAAGTGCAGATCAAGTCTCAGGAGGCCGAAACGAACAGGTTTGAGGCTGAGACTGCTCGAATGGTCGCATTCGCCAATACCAACGCTACGGAGCCTGTGCAGCAGGACAACTCTGGTCTGGAGATGCTCAAACTGGAGTACGAGAATGAGTGGAAGCGGTTGGAGGCTGACACGAAGATTCTCGTTGCTAAGATTGCGGCTGACGCCAAGAACAACGACAGCGCCATTGCTGCCGATGTTAAACACGCCGAAATGATGCACAACGCTGTGCAGTCCGAGAAGGACGCAGAGCATGATATGTACATGGGAGCAATGCAGAATTCGCAGGAAAGCCAACGTCAAGCTGATTGACGGACACAACCAGGAGTTGAACGAACATGGAAATTGAACAAGAGTTTGTCGTTGATGAAGGCCGCGCTGCTGTTGCTGACACGCAGACGGCTGATCCTGTAGTTGAAACCACTACGGAAGAAGTACCCAAGGTCGAGAAGGTCGAAGACCCGATTCCAAAGGGTGTTCAGAAGCGCATCGACAGGGCCGTTCGCCAGAAATATGAGGCTGAAGCCAGGTCGAAGATGCTTGAGGAGCGTATGTCGGCAATGGAGTCCCGCCAGTACGCCCCGCAACAACGACAAGCCGACGATTCCGAACCGACTATTGACAAGTTTGACAACTTCGATCAATATGTCGCTGCAAAGGCAGAATACATCGCCAAGAAACAGATTGAATCAACGCTGAGTGAGCGCGAAAAGCGACAGTCGGCGGAACGCGAAGCAACGGAGCGCACAAAGACCGTTGATAGTTGGAACAAGCGAATTGCAGCAGCTACGGCAGAAATGCCGGATTTTGAGGAAGTCTTGGCGTCCAGTGACGTACCAATGACTCCTCCGATGCAGCAGGCGATCATGGAAAGCGACATTGGGCCGAAGTTGGCGTACTACCTTGCCAACAACCCAGAGGAAGCTGAAAAGATTGCCGGCATGAGTCCCATAGGGG